TGCATGGGATTGGTACCCGTGGCAGCGCGACTACTTCCGCGACTCACTGCACCACACCGACACGGTTTTGCTGGCTGGTAATCAGGTTGGCAAGTCTCAGTGTGCGGCCTATGAGGATGCATTGGATCTAACGGGCGATTATCCAGACGATTGGGAGGGCTTTCGGTTTGAGTCGCCTATTGTGCTCTGGCTCTTTGGTGTTAACGCAGAACAGACGCGAGACGTGCTCCAGAAGCAATTATTCGGCGAGCTGCGCGAAGATGGCACGTTTACCGGGGGTTGGGTGCATCCAGACGAGATCGTCGGCGTCATCCGCTCTCAGAGCATGAAAGGGCTCGCTACTGAAATACGCGTAAAGCATCGCTTTGGCGTGTCTATCTGTAGCCTGAAGCAGTACACGCAGACCGATACCGGGCGAGATTCTTTGCCGATTGCGGGTTCTGTGGTGGATAAGGTGCGATGCGACGAGCAGGCCCCGGACGCGATATTGGGCCAGCTTCATGTGCGTATTATCAACGGTAACAAAGGGCGGGGAGGCAAGATTAAACACACGCTCACCCCGGAATTGGGCGAAACGGAGCTCATAGTTCAGGCGCTGGGTGACGATAGACCGCCTAGCATGGGGGTGATTGGGCCTATTTCATGGGCTGAGGCGCCCCATTTGAGCCAAGAGCAGCAAGATTCGATCTTGGCCGGTGTACCACGGCATGAGCACGAAATGCGCCGCACTGGCGTTCCCTACTTCGCGGGTGGTCGTGTCTGGCCTATTAGCGAGGATCGCATCAAGTGTGACCCGTTCGAGATTGGTTCGCGTCCGTGGTACCGCTGCATCAAAGCGCTGGATATTGGTGTGGATCATCCGAGCGCGTTGGCGTGGCTGGCCTATGATCCTGATTCTGATTGCATCTACGTGACTAAGGTCTGGCGCATGAATCTCACGGATATGCAGGATAAATATGGCGAGGATGTGAACCCGTCGATGGTCATTGCCACAACGGTAAACAGTCAATGGCGTGGCGCGCCGCTGGTTGTCCCGCACGATATAGATCAGACGGAGAAGGGAACGGGGCGAACGGTGCGCAAGTCTTATCAGAATGCGGGGGTTGGGAAGATGATCGATTTCAGCAATCCCACGGCGCGCGCTAAGGGCCAGAAGAAGGCCCCACGCTGCAACAAGGTGGAGCCCGGCATAATGGCCATGTATGACCGCATGACGTCGGATCGGTTCAAGGTTTTTAGCACGTGCGGCGAGTTCTTCGACGAATTCCGCTCGTATCACCGTAAAGGAGGGAAGATCGTTGCACTGAGGGATGATGTTATCTCTGCTGTGCGGTATGGTTCACAGATGGTGGCAACTCACGGAATGGCTTTAACGGATGACAGGCGTCAAACTAAGGCGAAAGGTACAGTCCGATGAGAATGGATGCACAACGAGCCGTGGCGATTGCCCGGCAGTTAGATAGCGACGGCGCGAACTGGGACTCGACTTATGAGGATCTGGCGCGCTATTTCCTGCCGCAACGATCCGGATTCACAGGCCCGCAGTCACCGGGCGAAGAAAAAACCGAGTATTTGTTCGATTCGATTGGAATGGAGTGCGGCGAGGATCTGTCGAACTACGTGCAATCGGTCACGACGCCTGCCGGGCAAGACTGGTTCGGGATACAGTTTCGCAGCAGCGAGCTCAATAAAAAACGCCTCGCGAAAGAATGGCTGCAGGAAGTGTCAAAGCGTATGCACCAAGAGATTCGGGAGTCTAACTTTGAGGCCGAGGCGTCCGAGTATTACAAGGATTATTGTATTTTCGGCACTGCAGCGATGGATTGCCGCGAAAAGAAAGGCCCCAATGGTTATGACGGGCTGGCATTCAGGCAGCTAAATCTCCGTGAAATGCGCGGGATGGATAACGCAGACGGACAGATGGATATTACCGTTCGCGTGGTGGAAATGACGGCAACGCAGCTGAGGATGCTTTTCGAGAATGACCCGAATGTGGTCGAGGGCTCATTGCCTGAAGAAGATCCGGAAAACCTGAAAAAGCTTCACAAGGTCGTACATATTGTCTGGCCGCGTGATTTCGATCAGGTAGACGAAAAAGCGTATGGATTCGAGAAAGTGCCAGCCAATAAAATGCAATGGGGCTCGATGTGGGTGATGTACGACGACGCAACGCTGATAAAGGAGGGCGGATTCTATGAGCCGTCCCGCAGTATTGCGCGCTGGTATCGCAACGTAGATAGCTGGAACGGCTACAGCCCGGCGCTGCAGGCAAAGCCAGACGTTAAGACGATCAACGAGGCGCAGCGGCTTGAGATGGTGGCTTGGGAAAAACGCATCGATCCGCCGATTTTGACCGAGGATCAAAACGTTCTCGGCGATCTGGACATCGCAGCCGGCAAGATTACTACCGTTACTGACATCAATGGCACTAAGCCGTTTATGGAAGGGACTGACTTCAACGTCAGCATGATTAAAGCCGAGGAAAAGCGGCAGGCAGTACGGCAAGTGATGTTTGTGGATGTGATTCGTGAGCCATTGGGCGACAGTGGGCAGAAAACAGCATTCGAGGTCGCCAAACGCGTCGAGCGAGCCAATCGGTTATTGGGGCAAGCTACAGCCCGGCTTAGATTTGAGTTTCTGAACTGGCTCGTTATGCGCGTATTCACGATCATGTACCGCAATGATCGTCTGCCAGAGTTTCCGCCAGAGCTGGAAGGCGATGTCGAGCTGGATATTCGTTATACGTCGCCTCTTGCAACCAGTCAGGAGACGGCCAAGTTGGAGTCTGTGGATATGTTTGTTTCTCGGATGTCTGGAATTGCGCAGGCTCGCAGCCCACAGAATCCGGGTGAGGATCCGATCTGGGATTGGTTCGATGAGGAGGGTTATGTCGAAGTGGTCAAGGATGCGCAGAATGTAATGGCAGAGGTGGTCAGATCGAAAGAGGATGTAGCGAAGTCGAGAGAAGATCGTCAGGCGGCACAAGAGAGTCAGAGCCAGCTAGAGATGATCGATTCAGCAGCTAAAGCAGTTAAGGACATAGGGCAGGGCGCAGGCCAAGAAGCGGCGCAGGAAATGATGGAAGCAATGTAAATGGCGACAAAAGGTGAGATCAACGAGTTAAACCGCAAACTGCGTAACCAGTTCGCTCGGTTGCTGGATGAAATGCCAGAGGTTAAGGATTTGGTAGAGCGTCAAGCGTCAAGACGCCCACGGAAGGGCCGAACTGCGTTAGAATTGGCGGAAGATGAGGGCGCGCGCGGCGTCTTTGCGATGTTTTGGGACTGGAAGCAGCAGTCGGATAGTGAAGTTAAGTCAAAACAATTAGGTGGTGACAATGGATTGGATGGAAAGTCTGCCCGATGATCTTCGGGAAAATGAGACGCTAAAACAGAGCGATTCGGTGGAGCATGCGTTACGCCGTCTGGTGGACACTCGCCAGACACTGAGCAAGGCGCTAATACCTCCGGGGGATGATGCGACCGACGATCAGCGGTCTAAATTCAATGGCAGGCTGCAAGAAATGGGGTTCGTGCCTAAAGGTGAGCAGCAGAAGCTAGATGTGCCAGACTCCCCGGACGCATACGAGCACCCAACATTGCCGGATGAGGATCCGAGAAAATCACTTTTCGATCAGGCGATGGAGCGGCGCCGCAATATGCTCCATGAGTCAGGAGTGCCGAAAGAGATGGCAGAATCTCTGCTCAAAGCCGAGGAAGGCGCGCTAAATGATGATTTTAATTCAATGCTTAGTCAGTCAGAGGAAGGTCGGGGCGCGCTCGAAAAGAAGTACGGAGCAGACTTCGACGCGCTGTGGTCTAATACAGAAACGGCAGCCGAGTATCTCGGCGGCGTGGTGGGATTGGTCATGGCTGATGGTAGCCGTGCCCCTTTAGAAGCTAACGAGCGGGTGATAGAAATGCTAAGTAATGCAGGCAAGGGAATGGGAGAAGATGGGACGCCTCCAGCGGGCGGGACGCCTCCACAGGGTGCGGATGTCGAAACGCTAAGGCTGGAAATGGGTGTTCTGGATAAGCAGATTAAAGGGCTTAAGCAGGGCGATCCAGAAAGAAACCTCAAGGCGAAAGAGCGTTTCGAGAAACTCAAGCAGGTGACGGCTATCGAATCGGGGGATAACTCGGTTTTGGGTTTGTCTCCGGAAGAATTTGCGAGCAAGGTTGTCGCGAAGTAGGTTTACAAGCTACCTCAACCATTTGGCCCCGTTCGCGGGGCTTTTTTTTGCCTGAATTAAGCGTATACTTGTTTGTGTTGGCTCCCGGTCGTTCAGCCCGATAGGCTCCTGAAGTAACGGACCCAACAAAAGACAGAGAGGACAGACTCTCCCGCAAGCGCGGTAAGCCAGTAGGCCCAATAGGCTCCCTACGTCAAACACTGGTTTTGTTTTTTTGTTTTTGGAGACAATCATGTCTAACAGTATTAATAATGCATTTGTAGATGACTTCGAGAGTCGAGTTCACCAGGTCGGCCAGCAGGAAGTTTCACGCGTCCGTGACTGTGTGCGTAATCGCATGGGAACGGGTGATATTTATAACTTTGAGCGTCTGGCTTCGTCTGATATGACGAATAAAGCCACCACTGGCGGACGCCACAGCCCCACACCTATCAACAACGTGGCTCACGACCGCCGTCGTGCAGGCGTTGAGACGTTCGACTGGGGCGAGGCTGTGGATAACTCTGATCTGGCTCAGATCCTTATTGATCCAGATTCTGAGTATGTTCAGTCTGCGGGTATGGCTTATGGCCGCAAACTGGATGAAATCATTTTGGATGCCACGGTTTCTGACACTCGAACCACGGACGGCGCGGGCGCTGCACTGGGTTTTGCGGCTGATGGCGGAACAATCATCGGTGATGGCACACAGCCTTTGTCTGTTGATTATCTGCGTCAGGCTAAACGCACACTGGATGAGGCCGAGGTCATGGGTGCTCGTCATATTGCGATTTCGGCAAAAGGTCTTGAGGACTTGCTGAACGTGACAGAAGTGGCCAGCTTTGACTACAACACTGTTAAAGCGCTTGTAATGGGCGAACTGGACACCTTTATGGGTTTCAACTTCCGTCGCACTGAGCTGGTGCCTCGCGCTACTTCTGGCAGTGACAACGTGATCGGCATTGGTGCGGTATGCTGGGTAGAGCCTTGCATGGCCATCGCCATTTCCGATGATCGCTTTACCCGTATTGGTGAAGATCCGGGCTTGCGTTTCTCTAATCGCATCTACATGGAAACCACTTTCGGCGCCTGTCGCGTTGAGGGTGCGGGTGTGGTGCTGATTGACCACGTGGTCTAAGTAACAGGGAACTCCGTTGAGTTCCCACCGGGGGATGGGGCCGTTAGGCCCCTGAACCTTTTACATCTGGAGGGCTTATGCCGACTGAAATAGAAGTGGCAAATCTTGCTTTAGAGAGAATCGGCTCTAACTCGATAATGTCTCTGGATGATCCGAACATCGAAGCCCGGACGGTTAAGCGAGAGCTTGAGCAGTCCCGGCTTTATCTTTTGCGGCATATCGAATGGAATTTTGCAGCCAAGTGGGTGCAATTGGACACGCCATCGAACGATATTGTTTTACCGCAGTTCGATTATGTTTTTCGCGCTCCCGCTGACATGATTATGATTCGTGGTCTGAAGTACCCGAAATCGGGCGGGTCTGCTTCCTCGTCGGTCGATATTGGCTTGGATCCAATTCGCCGTTGGCAGCGTGTGGGGCAGTACATAGGGACGAATTATTCTCAGCCGGTTGTGGAATACACGTGGGATTGCCCGATAGGTCATTGGGACGGATCGGCGGCGGAGGCTTTGGCGTGGCGTGTTGCGTCGCAGATTGCTATCCCGTTGGCGCGGTCAGCGGATACAAAGAATATGGCGATCGCGGAATATTCGACCACCTTGCAGTTTGCTCAAAACGTGGATGGGCGCGAGGGCGTCCAAGACCGTCTCGTCACGGATAACCGTTTAACTGGGGCGCGTCGCCGGGGTGGTGGTGTTGGGCGCGCTTGGTAATGAAGAAAAATCCGACCACAATTGTTGCTCTTAATGGCGGCGAGATCAGTCCGCGTGTTCTGTCACGCATTGATATGCAGGGTTACCAATCGGCGGCGAGCACGTCAGACAATTGGATCCCGTTAAGGCAGGGCGGCATTGCAAAGCGTTCCGGGTCGCAATTTCTAGGTGATGCTTTTAACTCTAATCTGAATTTCCGATTTTTCCGCTATAAAACCGGGCCAGATGATTCCGACATCATCATCGAATTGTGCGGGGGCAGGCTTCGATTTTGGTTTAATGGTGCGCTTGTGCAGTCTGGCGGGAGTGACTACGAGATATTCGTTCCGTTTTCTGGGTCTGTTGTCCAGCAAGTTCGGTACGCTCAGAAAAACA